TCCCTGCAGGTGAAACAATCCAGGCAGGACCAGCTGGAGACATATTAGAATCACGAAGCCAACAATTCAGGGAAGGGTCTGGTGTGTTCGATAATCAGCGATCAGTAAATGAAAGTACGATTCCTAAGACCAGTATAACTAAGAATTCTAACATCGATGACAGTATACCAGCTTTTAATAAGGGCGTAAACCCACCAACTAAAAGCCTAACAGCTGAAGCTAAGAAGTATAAGAGTGCAGAGGAGTTTTATAACCATTATATGGGTAGTGCTACTCAATATAATGAGTATACTCCTGAATTACGGCTTGGTGGTACAGAAGGGGGTGTAAAAATAACTGAATTAGGAATAGACCCAGAAGAAACAGTAACTATTTATAGAGGAATAGATGATGTTACTGGGAAAATAAAAAAGCAGATAAACGATGGCGATTTTGTTACCACAGATTTTGACTCAGCAGCCTCTTATTCTGGTGCAGAAAATGTTGTTAGTAAAGAGGTTAAAGCAAAAGATTTGATACTTGAAGACGAAGCTGATTATTTCAAAGAGGACCCATTTTTTATTGGTGCTGAATATATTTATACAACAAAGTATGACGCACCAAAACCATTATCAAAATCCCAACTAACAGACATCTGGAACCAGGCTAGGGTAGGAGCTGACTCTTCAGTATTGGCAAAAAGAATAGTAGCTTCTGGAGGTTCTACAAATAAAATCATAGACAATGTCAAAGTTAAGGAAGGCATAGCCTTTTCTCCTGTAAAGAACACCGAAAGGGTTGTTCCTATACAAAAGCTTGGCATAACTGAGATTAAGCCACACATTGATAAATACGCCGACGACTTTAAAGACGTTTTGTCCAAAGAAGGAAATGTCCTTGGAGCATGGATGGAGAAAGGAGATTTATACTTAGATATATCTAATGTTAGCACTGATCCTGTGACGGCTATAGGAAATGCAAGGGCTTCTAACCAGAAGGCTATATATGACCTTGCGAGCGGACAAACGTTCAGGTTGAACACTATGTCAGACGAAGCTATTATCGAGGCTATCAAGAAGTCTGATGGAGGGAAGGTGGCTATGTCAGGAAAGTATGCAGACGAACTGGGAGACTTGAGCAAGATTGAGATAAAAGAAACTGGCACAAATAGTTATATTGAAAGCCAGAAAACTAAGTTTAACGCCTTGAGCAAGGAACAAAAGGCTAGGTTTGTTAGATTTAAGAAGAAGACTGCAGGAGTTTACGAGGAATTCAAGGATGATATTTTAGAAATAGGGTCAAGAAACAATGTAGAAGTTAGTGATCCTAGTTTTATGAGGAAAAGTGATGGAAGGTCACTTGATAAGATGTTTGAAGAAACAGAGCTTGGTGACATTGTGTGGGATATGAACAGAGGAGCTTATTTAATTAAAGAGACTCGGGATTTCAACAAGGTTATAAAAGAGATTAAAGAAGCCTTTGATGTTGTTAGAGTAAAAAACAGAATAGGCAATCCTACTTCTGATGGGTATAGGGATATTTTAGTAAATGTAAGAACTTCAAACGGAACACTGGCAGAAGTACAGTTTATTCCAGAGAGAATAGCTAAGGTGAAAGATAAGCTTCACCCATTATACGAAAAAAAGAGAGACGTTTTGACCTCTGAAAGGGTTAAGACCCTTCTTGAGAAAGAGATGAAAAAGAAATATGACGAAGCGTGGAGCAAAACAAGTGCTATGTTTTCAGACTTGAATGTCTCTGATCTGATTAACTAGATCACTTGCTTCATCGTCTGACATAACAGCTTGAGACTCTGGAGAAAGTGGAGTTAAAACAAACTCGCCTTTGTCGTTCTCATAATACACTTTTCCTTTTTCTATTTTCACTTTTTTAGATTCGTGATCGTCAGTTTTGTAGTAGATACCATCTTCCATTGTATTTGTGTTATTGAATGAAATAATTAGTGATTGAATTCCAGTTCCCCTCAAACCTTATTCCTCTGTCGTCTACATAGGCTATCGCTGATGGTTTGTTGTTGGTAACTTCATCGTAGGGTATCCCATATTTATCGAGCCAATCTTCTATTCTTTTCTTCTTGAGAGACACGTCACCTTCCAGATATGGATTGAGTCTTACTGTGTAGACAACTATATTATACCCGTCATCTTTAAGTTTTGAAAGAGCCTGTGGGGCTCCCTCTGTAGGAGTCTCGTGAATCTCTCCATTTCCGTATGACTGCTTCTTGCAGATTGTGCCGTCGAAATCTATCGATATTGTTTTTTTGTTAGTGGTCATAGTGTTTAGCTTAAGAAGTAAATAAAGTTTAGGCCGTATCAAGTTGCTTCTTCCAGTCATAGTCGAATGTTCCTCCCATGTCTTCTACTACATCACCTCTACACTTGCAGCATACTTTCTCAGGATCATCCTCTGTCCAATAGGGGCCCATGTCACACTTGGTGCATTTAACCTTGATGGCATCGTGGAATTTTCTCATAGTAATTGTTGTTAAAGGCTAAAATCTTTTTTCATTTTCTTGTCCATCTCTTTGAACCAGGCTTGAGTCTTCTTTATCTCCTTGCCTAGCTCTTCTTTTGCCTTGGCTTCTTTACAGTGCCGACAGGAATACTTGGTAACAAAGCCGTCGATCCAGCCTTTAGACATCATTTCGCCACACTTAGGGCAGTTTGGATTGGTCATAGTTTTAGTGGTTATTGGTAATTAGTAACGGTCTGATTCGTCAGTGTGAGACTCGAAGTAAACAGAGGCTAGTGCGTTAATGATTGTCTCGAGGAGATCGTAGTAGAGAGGCTCAACAAACATATTCCCTGCGTTGTCCGCAAGGTTGTAATTAAGAGATTTTAATTGTCCAACTAGAACCGTAGAGCCATAAGATTTGTTCTTGTCTGGGTACTCACCGTCTAGCTCTCCTTTTTCTATAGCTTCTCCATACTGTGAGACATAGGCGAATAGATTAGCTTTGTGCAAGTGGTCAAACATCCACTCGATCAATGAGTCTACTGCTTTTTTTTCGTCTTCTTCGTGCCTCATTTTCCTCATATAAGCTTCTGAATAAACAATAGAGTGTTTTATCCCGTAGATCCCGTCGGTTGCACAGTCCTTTACTGCTTCCATCATGTTTACTATTTCCTGTTTTGAGAAGTTAATTACTGACATAATAAATGGGGTTAAAATAATTAAAGTCCACACTTTTCAGCGTGCATGTCCAAGATTCTGATCTTTTGAACACCAGTCATTTTCCTGTACTTAGGCATAAACTCCTTGTGGAAGCCGTTTCGTTTCCAGAAGGCAATCATCGCCTTTTCAATCGGCTTGTACTGGAAGGCCATCATTTTAAACAGCCGATCTCCAGCGGTGGGTTGTGTTCTCATGGTTGTAGTGGTTAGGAACTAATCAAGGAACATCTATATACTATAGGAAAACCAAAACCTTGTCAATAGTTTTTTATATAAAAAAGCCTACTATGTACCTTCCTGCTCATAGGCTTGCCAATACTTAATTATAAATAAACTTGTATATTCTCTTTTTGGGGAGGATAATAATAGGCGGTTCACACTTCTTAACTAATAAATATGGCAAAAGCAGGACAAATCGGTAAGTTTGTAAGTAAAATGGCAGGGGTTCCAAGAAGAGCTAGCGCAATGAGAAATATGAAGAAAATAGCTGGTTCAAAGGGATTGCTTCCTGCAAAATGGGGAGGATCAAGCTCTGTTGCCAAGAAGGTAGCTCCACGCAAGCTTTACAGAGGGAAGGGGTAATATAACCACAACTATATGCTGCAAGCCGATCGAATTGATTTCGAACCAGCTAAAGTCTATAAACAGAAAGGGCCGACATGTTCGGTTCATGCCTTTTTTACAATACTAGCTGAACATGTACAGAATAAGTTTGGGATAGATGTAGAGTTCGACATGTACGAAGTGTTTGAAAGGATGGAGAAGGAAAGGAAGTTGCCAGGGAACAGGAAGAGCAGGTACTCATGGCTGATGTGGACGGGGGTATACAGGGGGTATACAACTCTAAATGGAGAGGTAGTTTATATCAAAGGATTTGGGAGACTGTACAAGAACACCCCTGCTACATATATGAAGAAACTCCAACTCCACGGCCCTATTCTTGCAAGACTAAAGATGTATGAAAATGTAGACCTGTCTCCAAAGGGAGATACTATTGAGGTTCCTGACGACCTCGGCGACCCTACTGGTAGCAACCATGCTATTGCCATGAGGGGTTTCGATAACACAAAAGATGAAAATAAAAATCCAAAAGAGAAGTATGGGCTCCACAACAGCTGGGGTAAAAATAAGTCAGTTAAGAATATCCCAATGGAAGGATTCCATAGAATCTGTATAGGAGGTTATTCAATTTATGATGTAACAATTGAGGTATGATTATTTCACCAGTGCAGAATTCAGCAGTACTACAAACTGACTGGATACAGAAGCGGCCAAGAGTATCACAGTGGTTCGGGGCTAACTCCCCTATGTATGAACCTTTCGGAATGAAGGGACACAATGGAATAGATTTCGGAGTACCAGTGGGCACACCATTATACGCTCCAATGGATGGAGAGGCTATAGTAAAAGAAGATAAGTTCGGATACGGACTACATGTTAAGATACGAAACCCTTACAAGAAGCTAGAGTGCGTAATAGGCCATATGAGCTCTTGTTTGTTAAAAGATAAGACTAAGGTGTCTCAAGGACAAATGATTGGTAAGAGTGGGGATACGGGCTACTCAACAGGGCCTCACGTCCATACTGGGCTAAGAACACTACAGCCAGGAGGAAAAAACATCTGGCTATGGAAGGTTGAGAATTATGATAATGGATATTTTGGATACTGGGATTTCTCTCCGTATCTGATCACCTACAAAGGGACTATTCAGAATAACAGCTTATAGCAAACTTTACATACACTCCTGGGGGTATTATAATCGAGGAGACAAAACAAGTTAGAGACATGAGCGTGAACTGGCTATATCCTATGATTACCTGGTATTAGGTCACACAAGATGTGAAGGTGCTTGGTATGATAGGACTAGCTGGTTTACTGGACTCAGAGTTTTTTCTCTCCGTTGTGAAGTTTTAGGTGGCATGGTGAGCATACGCACACCCCGTTCATAGGGTCTTCTCTCATAGCAGGGTTTGCCCCTTGCGTTTCTATGTGATGGCCACAAACATATTGGTTTTTTCCGCTTTCATCAAAGTACATAGGGTAGTCGAAGTCTTTCTCACACACTCTACAAATGTACATATCTCTTTCACACACCTGTTTGTGAAATTCTTTAAGTTGTTTCTTCATACCATTTAGCAAAGAGCATAGCGTCAGCTATGTCCTGGTTATCTTCATTAAAGTATTCCTTGACCATCTCTTTTTTATTTCCATTGCCTTTGCCCAGCACTATGGCCCTGGCTGTCCTGTCTGAAACATAGATTGTTGGCATGTCATAGTGCTCTGCTACAAGCTCAATCACTCCATAGAACTTGGAATGACTCTTGACAACAACCTTCTGTCCAAAAGCCTCTCCGATAATCATTCCCTTGATGAGATGTTTTTTTACAAGGTAGTTTAGTTTTACGAACAGATCTGCCTTTGTTACAAAGGAGTAGTCAATCTTGTCTATGAACTTCTTCTCTCTAAGGTCATACACAACCATGGCCCCTTTTTTTCCTACGTCTATTGACAGGATCATTGTGCAAAATTGTTACGGTATGCTTGTTCGATGTTTGCCCTGTGTGTTTGATTGTCCTCGGTGTCAAATACATCCATAGCCTGTAGTGACCTGGCTGCTCTAGTGATACTCTCAGCTGGTATGTCACCATGCTTAGCCCACATAGCCCGTATAAGGTCGTTTCTACGTTTGATTGACCTTAGATGTGGATTTTCTTTTAAGACGTTGTACACGAGCGTTTCTGTCTTCTTAAGTTTACGCTCAATCTGTGTTCGTTCCAAGTGGTAGTCTATTGTAGTTTGCATGATTGTTTAGTTAGATGGGCAAGTAAATTTATTGTAACTGTTTTTTCTTACATCGTATCCGTAGAACCTAACTCCGCCCTTGTAGGCATTCCAGCACTTCTGCATCTGCCATTCAGGATCAGTAAAGAACCTAGGGTCATCCACTGTTTTAGAGTGCCAGATTCTATTGAACATGCAGAACCCCCAAGAGTCTTCGTTGCCGTATGCTTTCCTTCCTGGATCCCATAGGCCATTCTCCTGATTTAGGGTAGTCAGAAAATCTAAATCATTATTAGATATTTCAGCTGCCATTCTTACATACTGCTGCTGGTCTTCTCCAACATCGTTCTTTGTACAAAGCTCTTTCTTAGGAGGGTCAGGGATGAACACAGCAGTGTCTACCGCAGAGGCAGGAGGCATTTCAGCCTCCGCCTCTAGCGATGCGTTGGGGCTATCCTCACCACAAGTCCAAAGGACTTTTTCCGATAATCGTTTAACATCATCAGGGGTTAGGGATATATCTTTATTGGCAAATGCAGATAATTTAGCACCTGCTAAGTCGGATTCTTTATTACATTTTAGAGTCTCTGCTTGAGCAAGCAGTGCTTCTTCATCTTCAATTAAAGGTTTGTGTTTTTCTTTTACAGCAGCTAGTTCCTGCATTAGCTCTGCGTACCTGTTGCCTAGCGATACTTTGTGTTTAACTACAAGCTCATCTGCTTGCACATAAGCTGCTTCACGTAGTTCTACTGACACTTTATCAGCGAAAGCATAGAAGTGAACTATTGATCCGAGCATTAGCCCTATTAAAAGGACTGTAAGTGTTTTTAGATATTTCATAAGGAATGAGGGTTAATTTTTATTTCAGATACTTTTGTAGACCTAGAACTATTAGGTAAGGAACACCGTACCCAAGAATTGACATCCACGCACAGGCCAACCAGTACCCAAGGGCTTCAAATCCGTCATAGAAAAGATCACCAGCCGTGAATGCACACACTATAATAGTTATTACGAAACCTACTACTAGGCTATACCCCACTATTGAAGGTATAAGATTGTTAAGTTTTTTTCCCAACATAAATGTTTGGGTTAAGAATTATAAGTGCTTGTAAATAAAGTACAGGGCCACTGTTGCCATCAATGCTCCGAATACAGCCCAGGTTGCTGGTGTGTATAAGAAGGTTGCGGTAGCTTCAGTCATCACTTCTGTTTCCATATTTTGGTTGGTTAAGAAAAATAATCAAATAACATTTTTGCAAGAAGAGCTGCGAACATAGCAATTACCACCACGTCTGCAACCCATGCTGGGCTTTTTTTAATCTGGTGCATAATCAGAAGAGCGAACAGGAACCCGAAGGCTATCGCTAGTAGTACAGTTGTCATAGATTTTGAGGTTAAATTATAATGACAAACTTAGTATATTCTTTTATATAGAAACTGTCAAGCATTATTTTACTTTAGTCCTTGTAAACCTCTTTATTCTTTCTATATTCCAGTCTATATCTATTTTATCAATTAGTTCCAGTGCGTATAGTCTAGTCCATTGGTGCACCCCTGTTATCATGTCCCTTATCCTTTCTAATCTTCTTTCTCTGTGGTTGACTGCATCTTTATCTACCCAGTCAAAGTATTTCTCTAGCTCTGTCCTGGTATCGTCAGCATCAGTCATTGTTTCGTTGAACTTTTTGTATCCATTGTTGTGCATTTTCCAGCGCTTGAGTTACTTTTATACAGGTTGCGACCCGAAGGGGCCTAATAGTTAAATACGGCACGTCTGAATTAGGGTCAACGGTCATAAGTCTACCAACCATTAAATCTTCACACTCCCTATCGTCACAGTATTCGCATTCGTTCTTCATCCTTATAAAGTTAAGTGTTAAGGCCTTTCCCATAGTTCAGCATTATACAAATCAGCCAAATCCCTAACCGCTTCCAAAAACTCTTCTCTTTCTCTGCTGTTGACTGGCTCAATGTCAATTGTGATTTTCATCCTTATAAAGTTATGATTTAATTATTTCATCTCTCCCTCTAACGTGATGGTCCGCAGAGATAGCATACTTTGCCCTACTCTTGAACTCGTTAACTATTCCATTTAAAACAGCTCTCATAAATTCATAGTCACGAGCCTCTGCATAGCCAGAGAATTCAAAGACTGATTGGCCTCCTACTACATCTCCTAGTACGGTGGGGTCATTTATCATTCCGTCTTCCTTCATTTCCATCCTTAATCCTGCACGTATAGCATCTTCAGGAGTAAGCTGGAACATCATGTCACTCAATACTAGCTGGACTTGCCCTCTACTATCAGGGTCAAGCTGCATGATGGGGTCTTTCTTCTGTGAATAGATTTCAACCAGCTCTTGTCCTACTAGTTGTCCCCTTTGTACATTGACTGGGGTGTCAGGGTTTCTTAGTTCAGTCATTTTTGGGTGGTTTAATTAGTAATTCTACGGCGTTTTGACAGTAAAGGCTCATCTTTTTTATCTGTAGCTTTTTCTTGTTACGGACAATGTGATCCCGATAAGATAGTCTACTTCTTTCGGGTTCGGAACTTTCTGGTTTTTTTACGTTCATAATCGAGGGGGTTAATTATAAACTTGTTGCGAAGGGCTAACCACTACAGAAGTCCCTCCGCAAGAAATCTATAACTACTTCTTTAGGCTTTTTTGATAAGCCCCTGTCTGTTCCTGTGAAGGGAACGGAACGTGTATACCCATTCTAGTTCCAAGGGCCAGGTTTAGTGCTTCCCAGATTGTCGTAATTTCCCCTGTTGTCATTTGGGTAGTCGAGTCTTTTCCAGTCATAGCCTTTAGTACAGGCTTAAATATGTTCTCCTTAACGCTTATTGGAGTCACTGGTATATCAAGTCTTATGTTTTCCAGTGTTTCTTTTAAGTTGTACCCTGCACCAGTTAACTCCTCTGCAAGTAGCGTAAAGTAAAGGTGCAAGGATGCGTTCTGAAGTAAACTCCTTTTCTTGTCTTTAATTCCGAAAATCTTATTTACGTCTTCTTCTGATGTCATGGATTGTGGTTAGAATGGAAGTCCACTGTCTTTTTCTACTTCTTTGGCTGGCTGCTCCTCCTTTGGCTTTGGCGGGAAGGCTACAAGGTTCTGTGTCCCAAGTGGAATTGCTGTCAACTTGATCCCGATGTTCGTGTCTTTGATAAACATCGTTCCACACTTAGTCCATTTTGTTTTTTTCTCTCCGCCCTTTTCGTATTCTTCTCCATAAAGGACATCCCTGATTTCTTTGATTTCTGACATGTTTTAAAGGTTAATTGTTTTTTCTTTGATATAATTAGAGGTCTTATTAAGCAGCTCTACAACTGCTACGATAATAGCCTTTGCTTCTTTGCTTTTGACTTCTGGCAGTTCAATCTGGGTTACCATTACCGCTAACAGGTCAAGTTTCTTTTTGTCTGGAGCAAGTGCGGCATCTTTCTCGGCTTTCAATCTTGCTTCTTCATCTGCCTTCTCCTGTTCAGCTTTTTCCTTTTCTTTTCTCTCCTCCTCCTCTTTTTTTGCTTTCATTTCTGCTTCAACCTTTTCCAGTTTTTTACGCTCTTCTTTTAACTTCTTTTCTTGTTCTGCTTCAACCTTTTCTCTTTCGGCTTGAGCCTTTTTTCTCTCCTCCTCAATGGCTTTATCTTTTTCTTCTGCTTCTTTTTTTAGCTTCTCGTTTTCTTTCCTAATCTCTTCTTGCCTTTTCCGCTCATCCTCCTCTTCTTTCTTTCTTTTGTCTTCTTCTTCTTTCTCTTTTTGCTTGCGTAACTCAAAACTTTCTTTCGTATTTTTAAGGAAAGTTTTATAATTATCTTCTGGCATTTCAGCCAAATCAACAAACTGATAATCAGCTTCGCACTTATCAAGCTCCTGTTCCCTTTCTTCCTTTAATTTATTTTTCCGCTCTTGTTCTTTTCTTTCTGCATACTTTTCCTGTTCTGTTAGGTGGGCTTCAAGTGGTTCTATTTCTGACCTCAAGTATCGAGCTAGGGCGTCTATCGCCTGACACTTCCTCAGCGGCTGTTCTTTCAGCCTCGCTTTTTCTTTGTCTGCAGCTACCCTTAGCTTTTTAAGACTGAGCCTGTACTCTCTAGCTTTCTCCATTTCTTCAACTTGAGAAACGTCTTCAATCTTAATAGCCATGCACACCTGCTTTACCTTCTCAACCTCTGTAAAAAAGGGGGAGAACACTTCTTTCACTTCTGTTGCGTTTTCTACTTGATTCTCTTCAAGTATTACCGCCAACTTGCTTTCTGACATGATTATTTGGTTAATTGATTTTTAATAGCTTTAATCTTTCCTTCTGCCGACTTGAATCCTTCCAAGAGCTTTGCGTGTTTATCTTCGTCAACAAACACCCTGTGGATAAAGATAGACTTCTCAAAATTGGGGTTATAAGCCACCATATCACACCACTTTCTTCCTGTTATTAGCATTTGCATTTGCATTTGTGCCATATAGTCGGTACTGATTGCTTTTTCTCCTTCTAAAAGGAATTTAAAGTAGTTCTTGTCGTTTGGGCATTTGATTTCCACAAGTCCATCTTCTCCCACCAGCCGATCAGGACTACACCCCACAAACTCGTTGTACTCTACGAATCCAACCTTTTCTAACTCTACTCCTACTTCCATTTCATAAGCAGATGCTGCAAGTTCTTCCAGCTCATTGCCTCTGTCCATATCGGCATTAGAATAATACTCCCTCTCTCCGCTTGAATAATACTCGCTCATAAGCTCTAAAACATAAGTGTCGAGTCCTTTACCGTTTGTTGCGATTGCGGTGGCGTGAGAGGCTGTAACGCGCCCCTTACGAAGTTCTAGCCACTCAGGTGTTCCCTGTTCAACGTCATGTATAATCATTGTTCTTTTGTTAATTGATTTTTCTTGTTCATTATAAGGGCTGCAACCTCTTTACCTTTGCCCTCGTTTTTCTTGTAAAACTCTCTGAGCTCCTCGATTGTTTTAATCTCTACAAGCTCTGCTTGGATAGTAAGCATTTCCTCCTGTCTCTTTTCTTCTACGTATTCCTGGAACTCTTCCATCTCCTCTGAACTTGCGATTTCTCCACTTGCCATGTACCCAAGCATTGCTAGTGCCCTACCTACGGCAATTGATTCTACTTTCTCAAATGCCTTTTGCCCTTTATTTTCTCCGATAGCATGCCCTGATGCCTCTGCTGAACTTTCTTTAGCCTTGTCTTTAAGGATTCTCGCCTTAAACATTATAGTAGTTCCTTCGATAGTAGGAGTTGTTTCGATTAGTCCGTTTGGACAATCTTCTCTGAACAGTTTTAGCCTGTCTGCAACCTTTGCATAGTCGGCTCCTCCACCGATCTTAATTGTTTGTGTCTTTTTCATGATTAGTTGTGGTTATGTGATGCTTCGTTCATGTTCTCGTAATAAGCCTCTGCACACTCTAGGCAGCAAAACTTATCATCGATACTGTCGTCTTCAATTCTTTCTTTGCACCAGATACAAACAGGAAGCTTGTGCTTTCTTTCAACCAAAGCCTTAACAGCTTCCAGCTTCTCCTCATGGACATCAAAGTCGGAGCTTTCCACTTTGTATTCAAGTGTACCGAGCTCTACGGTGGTTACGATTTTCAACATAGTATAGTGGTTAAATGTTGTGGCGAGAACGATTACTTACAGGGCGTATGTTTGCTCTATGAATCACTCTCGAACTCATACTATTCTTTTATATAGAAATAGTCAAGTCTTTTTATACTTTAAAGATTCTTTTTTCTGTCTTTTCGTTTATGGCTAGTCGAATATACTTGGATTGTGAGTACCCGTTTACGTCACAATACTTCTTAAATTCTTCGTGTTCGGTTTTATCGCAACCGAATGTAATTAGCGTCTTCATTTTTATATGTTTAAAATAATACTTCTTGTCTTAATCTTTCTTCCCCAACCTTGCAATAATCTTCTGATAATTCAAATCCTATAAAGTCTCTGCCTAAATCCTTACACGCCCTTGCTGTTGTCCAGCTTCCCATGAAGGGGTCGCAGATTAGGTCTCCTGGCTTGCTGTAGTTTTCTATTATCCATCGCATAAGCGCGACTGGTTTTTGAGTGGGGTGGGTCCTAAGCTCGGCTTTATCCTTTGTTCCGTTTATATAGTCTAGGCCAATCCACCCATATTGAAAGTATCTGACCGCACTTTTAAAAGAAGTCCATGCGAGTTCGCAGTCTGCAAAGTCAGAATTGTCATTCACTTTTTTGTGCCAAACAATCCAACATGGACTAGGGGGGAGGTCAAAGTAGTTTCCCCCAAGCACAATCTGGTTCTTGCTCATTCTGAACACCTCGTTAAAGGTTTCTTTTTTTGGAGTAGTTTTGTCCCAAGAGGTGTCGCCATATGTTTTATTTGCAAAGCCCTTTCGGGCCGTCTTTGTTTCTCCATGCACCCCTCCCTTTGCAACCCCTATCCCATAAGGGGGGTCGGTCAAAACCAAGTCAATGCTCTTATCGGGTATCAGCTTCATTCCCTCAAGGCAATCCGCTTGGATAATCTGATTTTTCATTTCAGTCCAATGACTAAAATCCTTCAATGTTTTTACCATGCTTACGTTTATAGTGATAGTTTTTCATGTAATGCTTCCTGCACAATAAGTTGTTGTACTCTTTTTCTCCGCAGATTTTACACACTCCTTTTTCCTTCCTGTTGTGTTTTCTGCTCAAGGTGTCAATGTCATGTTTTTGTAGTATCATTCGGATAGGATAAGCTGAACACTTGTATTTCTTCTTCAACTCGTTTATTGACTTTCCTTTTTCGTATTCTTCACATATTTCAACCTCTGGTAAAAAATGCTGTTTTTTGTATCTGCTCTCTACTCCTATTTTATGCGTTTTTATATGGATAGACCTGTCTGTTATTTTAAGGTTTTCTATTCTGTTGTCGTGGATATTCCCGTTTTTATGATGCACGAGTTCACTCTCTGATAACCCTCTCCCCAAGTGTTTTTGCATAATCCATCTGTGCAACCTAACCTGCTTTCCGTTCACCCATTTCGTTTTATAGCTTTTTGGCATAGTGTTTTTATTAACACCGCCATATTACACTTTGTTTAGCATGAGGTCAACCGCAAACAACTTGGTTCTTGAGTTCTTGCCAGTCTTTTATGTCTTTTAGGTATTTCATCTAAATGGTTTAAATGTTTGTTCATACCAGAGCTCATTCTCAAAGAAGTCTTTAGTGTTGTCCGCCATGTTCTGGTGTCGATCCCTGCCTCTAAGAAAAGCCTCTCTGCATTGATTAAGTCTTTGCACTGGTTTTATCAGCACGTTATAGTCCTCCATTGATATTTGTACGTTTAATCTCTCCATGCCTGTACTATATTGTTATATATAGGTTGTGTCAATATAAATGTTCTTTACAATGTTTAAAATGTTTGTTAGGATTGTGTCAGTTACTAATCGACACCATAAATTAAATCAATTACTGGAACACAATTGTAGGCTGCCCACTCCCACTGTTTTTGGTGTCGAACTTCTGACAGTGGGGGTGGATAGTTTATAATTTAAAAACATGTATACAACCATAATTCATCCATTAAGAAAAGCTTTATGCCTGTCTATTCAGGAATACGTTTTGCTTGATACTGTTTATCACCTTTCAAATAATCAAAAATATGGACATTGGTGCATTATGAGTAAGAAAAAATTAGCTGATGTCTTAGATGTTAATCCAGATACTATTTACCGCATACTTAAAACGTTAGAAGCAAAAGGCCTAATAGAAAGAGATGATGTAACTGGGTACATTAGAACGCTGGATAGCTTTAATGAAATGATAGCTAATAAACATGATTGGCTAATTGGTTTTAAAGGAAAAGAATCGGCTCTGTTATCAGGAAAGTTTAACTTAGACTCGGAAAATCCGAGAGGGTCTCGGAAAGTCCGACAAGGGGTCTCGGAAAATCCGAGTCCGACCTCTCGGAAAATCCGAGACAATAATACTAATATAAATAATAATAAAAATAATCTTTTGAGTGTGAGCTTTGAAAAGTTTTGGAAAGCTTATCCGAAAAGGAAAAACAAGGCTTCTGCATTCAAAGCTTTTCAAAAAGTAAAAGTTCCGCTCGAGGATTTGCTAAAAGCTGTTGAAGTCCAGAAAAATTCTGAAGAATGGAAAAAGCAAGGTGGACAATTCATTCCATACCCTGCTTCGTGGCTAAACGGGGGAGCTTGGGAAGATGAAGCTGATATAGCTGTTGAAGCTGCTGAAAATGATTTAATAGCATATTACAAATCTGTAAACTGCAACGATGCGATGTTTATAAAAAAGCATGGTATAGATGCTCTATCAAAAATAATTAACAAAATCCTATGAAATTCCTACAAAACTTTAGAAACACAGTATTTCAAACATTCAAAGATCGAACAGATGCTGGAGGATATGCAAAGATATTCTTTGAATACGATGAAACCGAATTCAGAAAGCTAAACAAGTCTGGTTGCGGAATATATTTCACTCCAAACGGATTCAAGGATGGTAGAAAATTAGGAGACCTAGTTTCAATTAACGCAGCATTTGCAGATTTAGATTTTGCAAAAGAAGGTGACAACATTTCTCAAGAGGAGAACGACAGGCGTCGAACCCTCATCACAAATGCACTTCTGAGCGACAGAATCACGCCTAATTTCATTTTAAATACGAAAAACGGTGTTCAGCCTATCTGGACACTCGAAGGGGCTGAGATCGACGATAACACACGTCAGAATTGGACATGGCTTATTAAAGGCATTATTGAGTGGTCAAAACAATATGGTTGTGCTGGTGATGAAGTTAAGGATTTAACTAGGGTGATAAGGCTTCCAGGTTATTATCACATGAAGGGCGATCCGTTCATGGTGACCGTTGATGAATACTCTGATGAAAAATACCCTATCTGGTTTATGAGAGAAGCGTTCCCATACGAAGAACCAGAAGCCCCAAAGGTAGAGAAGCCTAAATATAAAAAAGGCGATGTGGCTAATGAGGTTGATAGATTGGATTTTCAGGAGCTTGTTATCAGGGCTTTTGCAAGTGTTGGCAGGACAGCCTCTTTTGATGACAAGAAACGATTGATTCTTGATGGTAGGCTGACTGGTACACATCAGGGCAAAACTGGTGATGGAAACTTCTTAGCCAGTTCTAGTCACGAACCATTCCAGGGTAATCGAATAACAGTTGTTTCTGATATTCTAGGAGTTACGAACAAAGAAGCTTACAGGTGGATCAAAGAAGAATATGGACTTGATGATGTTGTGAAGGGGAGGAAAACAGAAAAGGTCGTGAAAGAAGTTTTAACTGAAAATGAAGTTATTGCAGATATAGATGCAGAAGCAAAAGTTTTTACATGGGGAACAGAAAACCTCAATTCAAGCATTAGCCCTATTCAGCAACATCATTTTATTATCGTGGCTGGAGACACTGGGGCTGGTAAAACTACATTTTGTTTTGACGTAGCATGGAAGAACGCAGTTGAAGGAAAGAAGGTTTTGTTTCTATCACTAGAAATGACCGAAAATGAGATATATAATAGGCTCGCCAGGGGCTTTGCTTCAATAAAGAAAAGTGAATGGAGGAACAGAAAGACGATTGTGGATTCTAAAAAAGAAGCTTATCACAGGAGAATAGGTGAGGTAAAGAGTTTAAAGAATTTAGTGTTAAGAGGAATGGCTGGAGTAGACGCAACGGTTGAAAATATGTTTGAAATAATCAAGAGCGTTTCTCCTGATATTGTTTTTATAGACAACTTTGATTTGATACAGAAAGACAATGGTGTTTCTGAATACAATGAGCAAAACAGGGTAGCAAAAGAGCTAATGGATTTCCCAAAGAAAAACGAAATTCCGCTTATAGTTTTACATCATAAGAAAAAAGGAAAAGAGGTTGGGATTGATTCGATTAGGGGCAGTGGAAAGATAACCCACAACTGCGATAGTGCTCTTATTTGCTCTAGAACCTACGACATTGATGCAACACCAATGGAGAATTCTATGTTCGTTGTTAGGCAAGAAAAGGATAGAGACTTTGGACAGCTGTCACTGTGCAATGTTTACTTTAAGAAAGGAAGTTTTTACGATAATTATTAACCAAATATATTATGAAAATCAGATGTAATCGCTGCGAGAAAATCGTAGATGGAATAATAACTCCACAGATAGCAAAGTTCACACACGAACTTCAAGCTACAGACAAAAGGATTCCAAAGTATAACGTAATGCTTAGGGCAACGTGCTCAGAATGTGATAGGTACATAACATTTGTTAGTCAAACTTCTGACACAGTAGATGAGGCAAATGAAAACATGACTAATTACTTAAATGACCTTGCCAACCACAATAGCGTTATATATAATAAAGGTGAAGGTAACCCAAGCCTATGAAAATAATAATCGAACTTGTAGACGACAACTCAGCAGAGGTGAAGATGGAGTCAGGCCAGATTCCAACTATTGAGCAGGTAGACACTATCGAGCTTGCAATGAATTCTTATTTAGACAGGCTACACAGCGTTGTACTTGAGCAGAAGATTGAGGACATTGTTCTTGGCACATTTAAAAGTAAGATGGAAAAGGTTCCCGAAGAGAAGTGATCTTTAAAATTATAGTTCCTAGCACCCTCGGAGAGAATCCGAGGAATACATCTTTTCATAGGGATGATTCGCCAGAAATGGCGAGATGAGGTCGGTGTATCCCCCTGTTTAGCTTGACTACTCAGGGGGCAATGCCGTATCATAGGAATATGAAAACATGTACTTTGTGTAAAAAAGAGCTTTCGCATGACAACTTCTACAAAGACAAGAGGGGTAGAGACGGCCTGTATTCGAAATGCAAGGGGTGTCATAACCTCAAGAGTGATGAGACAAAGATGAAGAGGTATTATTCTGATGACGTGTTTAGAAAGAAGGTTCTTGATAGGGCGACGGGGCGGTCACGGACACCAATGGGGAGGGAGTATTATCGTCGCAAATATGCGGAGGACGATAGGTATAGAGAAAGGCAGCTCGCAAAGGGTGCGGTTGGAAGAGCGATTACCAAGGGCTTCCTGGTGAAAGGGCCATGCTTCATTTGTGGCTGTACAGAAGATGTCCACGCTCATCACAAAGACTATAGAAAAAAACTTAGCGTAGAATGGTTGTGCAGGGGGTGTCATAACGAGTGGCACAGGAATAATAGCCCTGTATACGATTCTGCTGAGGGTGTTGGGAATTAGTATATAATCAGTTTATAATTAAATTTAATTAGTAAATTATGCACAGGAAAAGGTTTATTGGAGATCCAGCTGGTAATAAGGTTTCCTTTGGAGATCCTACGGGGAATAAGGGTGTCTCTGAGTTATTTACTGTCGGGCCGAATGCAACGGCAATAATCGAGAGCACATCCCTGGATAAGACAGAGATGACGGTTAGATTTAAACTTAATAGTAAATAGGACAATATAGACAAAACAGCTAACCCTATACACAGGTAAGAAGCTATGTATAAATAAAACAACAATGACAAAATGTGAAGGATGTGAAGATGTGGAAGCCACTTACGAGTGTGTAGATTGTGGACAAAAGCGTTGTGAGGACTGTGCAGAGGGAGGATACGCAGGATGTGACTGTAGCCCACCACAATTCAAGAAAATTAAATAAAACAACAAATAATATGCCTAAGAAAAAAGTATTAAAAACAGAAGTAGTAGTAGTTGATTACCCAGAAGGCTTAGTCGCCGAGCTAAAGAAGACAGACAAGGCCATTCTTAAAGGTATCAAGAAGCTAAACAAGGATCTAAACAAACGAGCAGACGAAATGCTTAAGAAGACGTTTGAGTCCGCAGAAGAAGGATCTCCTACTGTAACCAAAGAACAAGTAATGGAACATCTAGCTACTAGATTCGGACTAATGCCCTACAAAGATTACTATGTAGGAATGGTTAACTTTTCATTTATCCCACAAAAACTTAAACAACTTATAGATGCCGAAAAGAACTAGAGAGACACCATTAACAGGAAAAACCAAGTCAGGCGAAATACTATCTGAACAAGAAGAACTCTTCTGTAACCTATATGTCGAACAGATGGGGAACGGCACTAAGGCTGCTATGGCTGCTTACGGTTCAGACGAGAAACCAGTTAACAAAAACGTAGCTTCCTCAATCTCTTCTGAAAACTTGAGAAAACCCAAGCTTTTAGAGAGAATACGTGAACTACTAGATCTTGGACCGCTTTCTGATGAATCAGTTGATGCCGAATTAAGCTTCTTAGTTTCACAACAAGATGATCTTGCAGCTAAACGTGGTGGACTTGAGATCTACAATAAGCTTAAAGGGCGCTACGAGAAGCATAATACGCAGAAACAGACTAATGTAACCGTGGTGAATGTGGAGAAGGTTGAGGAGATTAAAAAAGCACTTGAGGATATTTAGGGTGAAAAAATGCTGAAATGGCTTATTGACTTGATCCTCTCGACGGAGAAGGTTACAAACAAGAATAAATGTTCTATAATAAATGAAACTAATAACAGTTCCAGTGTTTACAGAAGAATACAAGATAAGAGTGTTTTTTGGTAACGACGAGCAGAGGGCAAAGAAGATAGCTAAATATGTACATGACTGGAGTTATGAAGAGGCACTAGGGCACTGTGAGAAAAGCCGAGGGAATGCTTTTAATTCACTTCCTAGTGGCGACCCACTCATAACGATAGACGAGGGCTTTGGAAAAGAGAGTGTGTTGTCTACGCTTCCTCATGAGGCCGTTCACTGTGCTAAATATATAGCGGACTTTCTAGGCATAAACGATTCTAGTGGTGAATGGGAAGGGCATATTGTGTCAGCCGTAATGAGGTATTGTACTGGCCATGTATTGAAATTAAAGAAATCTAAAAATGAAAAACGCTAAACAGTACATAGAGAAGATCATACTTGAAGGGTCTCCAGCTGAGAAGATGGAACTGTATGGTTTTGATAGAACAACATCTGAAGGATTACTACTGAAGAAGTTCAAGATATTTTGTCGTGGCAACTATCCACGATTCTTTCAGTGTAAGTCTGCTGAGTTCCACGATGATATGATTAGGAATATGATTAAGTCGTATTACGGAATGAATTTTTTAGATATAGCTGGAAGAGGATTGGCTAAAACGACGATAGCAAAGCTGTTTATCACGTTTGTACTGCTGAACGACAGAGATCAGTCCAGGAGATACATTAAAGTTTTGACGAAGGATTTCAAGAACTCTAAGCAGATAGTCACTGATGTATACAACTTAACAGTTGAGGTGAGGGCAATATACGGAGATGTATTTGAGAAGGAAGGAGATCTTAAAAGAGAAGAAACAATGGGAAGCTTCACGATGAAGGACGGAAGGAAGCTTGCATCAGGAACAGTTGGTCAGACTCAACGTGGGCACATACAAGACGCCTATAGACCAGATTGGTTAATAGGTGATGATTTGGAAGACAGAGACTCTATTAAGTCCTCTACGGTGACCCAGGGGATCATAGACAGATGGGAAGAAGCAGTGAATGGACTAGCAAGAGAAGGAAGCTACATGGTGCTGTCTAATTATATCTCTGATCAAGGAACTACTCAGCATATCATGGACAAGCCTTCAGTGGAAACTAAAATCTATCCATTGGCAGACTTAGACCTGAAGCCGCTGTGGCCAGAACGTGATACTGAAAAGGATATACAAAAGATTAAGGACGATTCAGATGATTTCTGGGGAGAGTACATGTGTGATCCACAAAGATCAGTTAACAAGTTCTTCGACACAGAGAGGGTTGAGGAAGACATGAGAAAAGCTAGTTTGCCTACAAGAGAAGCGGCTGGAGTTAAATACTGGGCAAGTTATCAATCACATCATAGGTATGGACAAGGATCGGATCATTCGGAAGGTGTGGGACTTGATTCAAACACATTGGCAGGATTTGATTTCACAACGGGTGAGCTTATTTATACTTATGCTAGTAACGTGATTGCACCCGATTTAGCAGCTCATGAGTTCGCTAGGGTAGGAGCAGAGTTTGGGAATTGTATTTATGGGTTCGAGGTTAACCATGAATGTGGAGGAACAGTGAGGGCTACGCTGAAACAGTTGGGGTATCCAAATCTGTACAAACAGGTCAAGGAAGAGAAGATGCAGACTATACAGACCGAGAACGTTGGATGGAAAACTACTAGTGTTACTAAGCGGAATATGTTCATGGAGTTCAGGACAGACTACAATGATGGACTGATCAAGATACACGATGTAGAGGTGCTTAAAGAGATGAAAGCTTATTCTAATAGTGACTTAGGAGAGAAAACAGTAGGATTGATTACTCGACACTTTGACTTATTGATGGCGGTTATTATTGCTTGGCAGATGAGGGGGCTGGCTGTTGTTAAAAAGAATAAGGTGGCCTACGGATCGTCTGTTGATAAGTTTTTAGAAGAAACTAGTGATTATTAGTTTACGAACAAAAATTAAGGGTTTATAATATATATGAAAGCACTCCACGCGTATTTCTAACACGTGGCTATGGTATATGTGCAAAATATCTCCAAGGATAAGGATGGAATGAATGACAAGTCCGTTTCTGATTCTTTGTATATGATCTCTCGCGGTTATCAGTATAAGAGTGAGAGAGACGAGAAGAACGATAACATTAGAAGTTTATTCAAGGAAGGTTTTCAGGTTTCTGATCCGACTGGAACAAGGAAGATAGGATCAAAGGTATTGCAGCAGGTTATTTGGCGATCTAGATCTAAGTTTAAGTTTCTAGACTTCCAGATTCACGGAGTTAATAAAGAAGGAATCCCTAAAACTCAAGGGACTGAGAAGTTACTGTCGGACGGTGTTAGGACGGTGGCCGACAAAGGGCGACTGATGAGTTGCTTCAGGGATAAGGGAGGAATGGTGGACAATCTTTCTTTTTACGGAGACGCATTTTTAGAAGTAGGAAAAGACGAAAACAGTTCAACACCAATTGAGTTCAAGCTGCTCAGAAATGAAAGTGTATATGTTGATGACTATGCCTATGGTATTAGGGGAACACGCCCAGCATACAAGCTGACAACCATATATCAGTATGATAAATCAGAGGCATATAAGCTTTTCCCTGAGCTAGAGGAGGCTGGTATATTCGGAAGAGTTCCTGGAAGCTATCAGACAAACAGTACACAAGAAACAGATCAAGAAGACATATTAGAGATAGCCAAGGCGTATAACATAGTGGATCAAAAAATGGCATTATACGCTGGATCGCAAGCATATAGGATAAAACTTTGGGATGGAGAAGAATATCCATTTATGAAGATGAAGGAGCCGTATATCCCAGTAAGTCAGTTCATGTGTCAGCCTTCAGTTGACCAGTTTTATAACTACGGAATAGCAGACATGGTCTACGATCTTGCAGTAATGCAGCGTAGATTGTTCAACGCACAAACTAATCACACATTTGATTCCACTGATCCATTGGCATTCTTAAGTGGTCCAGAAGGATCAATGGACGACCTTATGGAGAAGATGGCTTACGCTTATAAGATGAGAGCTCAAGGCAAGAAGCCTGTTGTTCCAATGGAATACGGAGCAGGAGGGGCAGGGGCTAGTCAAATAGGGGTACAGTCGCTACTTACTAATAGCTTGGCTAATGAGTGGCAAATGATGTGGGAAACTTTCGCAAGAGAGATAGCGAGATTAGGAGTAAATATAGATGATTTAGCACGAGGAGCGAATGTAACAGCTTCTCAAGTAATAGCAGAAGAAGAGTCTAGCAACGCTTTCGTTAAGCAAATTATGGAAAATAATGCTAGTGAGACACAGGAGTTGATCGAGATAATAATGGACTCGGTTACTCAGTTTGTGCCTAATTCGAGCAAGGAGCTTTTGCAGCTTACAACTCGAATACCTAAAGCTGATGGAAGTTTCGCAGAATTACCAAGAGGCTTGACGATGGGGGGATTAAGTGAGGAGTTAAAGAATGGAGAAAACTGGTGTTACGTGAACTCACGAACAGGAACAATCCCAAGTGATCTAATGAAGATTACACAGATCCAGAGACAACTAGGGGCAACAGCACCAGGAAGTCCAGAGTATCAAGAGCTGTATAGGCAGATGGCATACTATAATGATGTTGATTTGGCTGGTAGTGGATCAGGACAGGGCGGACCAGACGCACCACAGCAAGGGGGTGGAGAGATTCCAGAAGGAGTAGTGGCAGCTGATACAGAACGGATACAGGTAAATCCTAGACAAGCAGTTCCACAACCTATTTAGACTTTCCTGGCATATTTAATGTAACTACAATGAAGGTAATAAATAGGATAAAAGGCTGGTTTAAGAAGAAAAAGCCAATAGAGATAGAGGCCGCACTGAAGAAGTATATGAAGAAGATGGCGTATAGCAAGATGGAATACGCAAGAGATCTTATAGAGATACCAAGTTTGAAGAATTTCTCAGATATATACGACAAGGACAAGGATAGTTTACTCCTTGTTATCACAAAACTGGAGCATGAGTTCTTTAAAGAGGGGCCAACACAAAGCGAGATGGCAGCGGTGGAGCAGGTATTAGCGAGGTTATGGATGTTCTTTAAACAGTGTGATGAGGAATATAAACTGTTTGAGGCACTGAATAAGGCCCAAGCAGTAAAGAAGAAGTAGATCATTAACAATTTGTAGTTCGTAGCGGCTCAAAGGCATGTGGAGTGCCCTTTGAGCTACTATGGCTTACAAAGCCTGATACTTTATAACTTAGGAATTATGCCTAACACAACACATGAGGACAGTGAGCAAGTTGCCACTGGTTCAGATGAGGTTGCCGAAAAGGTGACTGACATCGAACCTGACGCGAAAGCGCAGCAAACAGATGAGCAGGAGAAAGCACGTCAAGAAGTCCGAGAAGGAGCAGCTAAGAAATTAGCTAGTAAAATCCTTCTAGGAGAGGCCAAGCTTGAGGATGTTCCATCAGACCAGCAATGGTTAATGGAAGATGTAAAAGCTCTACTTTCAAAAGCAGCACCCCCAGAAGACGAAATCGACGGAAGGGTAAGAAAAATGCTTGAGAAGGAGAGAGCGGTAGAAGAGCTTGAAATCATAAGGGGATACTTGGCGGAAGCTGATATTGATTCCACTACGCAAGCGTCAATCGACGCAGACATCGAATCGTTTATGGACGACGGTCTATCAGAACTTAAGGCTACTAAAACAGCTTTAAGGCTAAATGGATTGAAGAACACTGATGAAGCGATAAAGGAGCGTAGGCTTAAGGGAATGATGTTCATGCCTGGAGGAGAAAACAGAAGGCAGACCATTTCTAAGGATAAAAGGACCGCTATAGAAAAGAGATTATCCGAAGACTTACCTAAAGGTTTCAGCGCAGAGTAGGCTAGATATATTCTAACCTATAAAACATGGCTTTTACATTAGTAGATGGTGAGCAATTGAGAACAACTCGTGTTCCTATCGCTTCGGCTACGGTTATCCCAGCAGGAGATTTCGCTGGAATGACTAACGGGCTTGCAGTAGACGCAGTTGCAGCGACAACAGCTATTGCATGGTGTCCAAAAGGTTCAGCAGCTGGTGAAACAGTTTGTGAACTAACAGTTGGTAATGACTTCACACTTGAGGGTACAGCAGATGCAGTTTTCGCTATTACTCAAAGAGGAACAGAGGTTGACCTAACAGATGCACAACTTATTGATGTGGGATCTTCTGCTACAGACGTTCTAAAAGTAGACATTTCAGAGAACGCTGGAACAGTTGGTTCAGTTTCAGGAGTTACTGTACGTATCAACAAACCACTATTCTAAGTGGGAATCATTATTTAACTTAAATCTAATATGACAACACAAGCAGATTATGCCTTACAGGCGGTAAAAGGAATCAGTCATGTGTTCAATAATGCTGCTAAAAACAGACTTATGGAATACGCTAAGACTGAACTATTTGATTGGAGAGCTTCATCAGAGATTTCAACTATCTTTACATCAACAGAATCAATGAGTGGTGTAAAAGAGTTGGCTGAAACTGAGACTCCTCCAACACTATCTCTAGAAGATGGTTACTCTGTAACTCTTACAGAGAAAAGATTTGGTGGAGGTATTGCTCTTCCAGAAGGAACTTACAGAAGAGCTGGTAAAGATATGACTCTAAAAGTAGACGAATATCTTAAGAACCAAAGAGACACACTATTGTTAGCTACTACAAACTACATGCTTAACCAGGTGTTCCTAATGCTTAACGAAGCATTTGACAACACATCTGATTATCTAGCACCAGATGGAGTAGAGCTATGTGGTACTCACTCATGGGCGTCAGGAGCTACTTTCTCTAATGCAGCAACAGCAGCATTGAGCGAAGCAGCAGTAGACACTGCAGAGATTTACGCAGGAGCGTTTACTGATGCAGCAGGAATTCCTTACCCACTATCATGGGACACTATCGTAGTTAAGAAAGGATCAGATACAGAGCGAACAGCTATCCGTATCTTTGCTAAGGAGATCGCTCCAACAGCAGTAGCGGACATCAACGTGTACGAAGGTATGTTGAAAATCGTTTCAACTCCTTACATCACTGCGGCTAACGCAAACTACTGGTTCCTTATGGATACTACTAAAGGACGAATGCCACTACACGTAGGAGTAGGAGAATATCCAACACTACGTGAACCAATCAAAGATAAGAGTGAGACAATCACTACTAACGCGACTGGTTTCTGGAAACAAGGTGTATCTAATATGCCTTACTGCATTTATGGATCAAACGGAACGACTTAGTTCAACTAATGCCTTGGGGGTGGGCTTAAACACCCCTTACTGGCTAGGCGTAATTCCTTCCACATAATTAACCAAAACATTATGTCACATAAATACGAACATGTT